TGGCAATGCGGGAGGACAGGAAGTCCTGATCCGACATTGACTTGTTTTCCACGGCTGGTTTAACGTCTGCCGCGTTTGACGTAGTGGCTTCTGACATAAGAGTTGTGATCCGCCGTCTTTGCGCCCCGGCGATTGCGTGGCGAAATGCTACCACAAGTCTTTTAGTGCTTGCCTATTTAGGGCAAACCCCATGTCTAGAGGCATATGATGGACCCTAAAGTGATAGAGCGTTTGCACAATAATCAGGATTTCCTCAAGTTTTTGAACGAAATCCACGCCGGTCGGGAGTACTGGGTAAAGCAACTCCACGACCTGAAGACGGAGAGTCTTCAACAGATAAGCGGACGCATCCTCGCTATGGACGAGGTGCTGTACGCCGCAAACTACGACTCCCTTAGGGAGAAGTGGAACCGCCTTACTGGCTCAGGTTTTGTGTCTGAACCTGTCCCATCTGAGCGGGAGCAGTACCAAGCCGCCCAATCTGGGCGTTCTGCATCTGCTGCATCTGGAACTGATACTGCTGGATATACTTCTGAAGTCGAGCAGAAAACGCCTCGTCGGTCTGCATCCGCTGCGAAACGTCGGGCTGCTGCACATACTGCTGTATAACCTGCATGGCGACCTGAGCGCCATTAGGACGGGCTCCCACTTCAATCCCAGCGTAAATCTTCGACAGGTCATCCGTGACCTGCTTGACGATTTGCTGCTGGGCTTCTTGAGCGGGCTGAAGGACGGAGTCCGCTAGGAGCGGATTAACCGCCGCAGCCATTACTTCCAACATTCGGTCAACATTGATTCGGCCATTCCGGTCGAACTGCAAGAGGCTGACAAATTGGTTAAGCTGGGCCTCAAGCGTTTCGGGATCGGTGGTCAGGACATCAAAGTTGATGTTGATGTCGAAGTTCTCATTCGGATCACCTCGACCAAAACGAACCGGATCGGGGTTACCCGTAACGCGGAAGAACACTTCCTCAGGGCCAAAACGCTGATAGCACTTATACGTCAGGCGTAGGACATCTCTGACATGGGTCAGGAACTTATCCACGAAGTACTGCTGACGGATGCGAGCCATCGGGTTGTTGTGATCCAACCCCATCAGACGGTCAGCCTGATCAATCTGAGTACGCTCCATCTCTACGGAGCCCGGGTTATACTGAGGAGTAGGACCAAACTGAATCTCGCCCATACGGCGATAGGCCACCTTTACGCCCGGACCCCACTCAGGGGCAGGAGTACCAGCAGGATAGAGAATGGCAGGTAGTGTCGCGTAGGAGTTCCGGTCGATCCGGCTATCGCGTTCCACCTTCACCTGCCATTGAATGCCCCTAAGCTGCTCAGGAATAGTGGCGAGCTCGTAGAGCCGCTTATTATCCTCGCCTAGCTTGGTGACAACGAACGGGTAGTCATCATATCCGTTCAAGAGTTCATGCTTAGCGTACTTGGGGTTCTCGGCATCCCCGTAGTACTGATTGTGGAAAACCGTGCAGTAGATGCCTTCGGAGTTGTCCTCCTTGGAAACGAGTCTTTGGTAGCAGTAGATGACCTCATACAGGTCAGTAGACTGATCCATTGAGATGCGGCTGTAAGCCGTATTCGTCCGTGGGTCGTTCATATCGACCACGTTGCTCTTCATCTCAAGCACCTTGTCCACCCACTCCTCATCCCAACCCTCCGTGCTCACCTTGTTGCGGAGCTCCTGAGCGGTCATTAGAACACGCCAGAAGCAATACGGGGCCTTCTGAGGATCAGTCGTATAGGCGGGGAAGAATACGTCGCAATCAGGCCCCAGAGCCGCCACTTTGGGGCAATTGACGCTTTGGCGGACTACAGGAAGTTCAGCCACCCCAGACTTGCGGAGCTCCTTCAAAGCAGACTTCGCCCGCTTATCCGTCAAACCAGCAAACTGGCCCTTCAGCAAATCGACAATCTGACTGTCAGACTTCCCGTCCAATATCAGCCTAGCCAAGTCTGGGCTAACTTGGGCAATTTGGTTTAAATCAAGCCTCTGAAGGAAGGTGCGGTTTTCCTTCTGCCAACCAACGTAAGTCACCATGATGCCGCGCTCCATCAGGTAGTTGGCACCAAGCTCCATCTGACGCTTGAAGTCGGGGATGTAGGAAGCCACCATCCACTTCAGGAAGGCACTTACCACCCTAGCCCGACCCATGTCATTCATCTCTATCGGGTACGCACGGATGTGCGCCCGATTGAGCGCAGACATAAACAGCGCAACGTAGGTGTTGATGCGCTCGTCGATGATCTGGACCTCCGAATCCGCCGCGCCTTCAAACGGGAAGGCGTCTGCTCCGTGCTTCCTGAGGTCTTTGGACTTCCCGGGCCAGATGTTCCTACGGTAGTCATAACTATCGCGGGTGCTCTGCAAGTACCAGTCCAAGTCGCCAATCGTCGTGTCGTAGGCGTTCTTCAGCGCAGATACGTTAGGGACATCCTTAACGTAGGTCAGGGACTCGTTATTTTCGTTGGTTTGCATTCAGTTTGCGCTGGATCGACTGCACAATTGTATACGCATAGCCCTTGTGCGCCCCGATTTTATCGGCCAAAACTTCGGGACTGATTGGTTGGTATTGGGCATTGAGACTTCGCGTCAAAATCTCAAAGCCGAGAAGGCGGTCCATCTGCTCGGCTTGCCACTCGGGATTTAGGGTGATATCACCGTCCGAGGACTTCATGCCGATAGGTGGTGCCTCCGTTGGCGTCTGTGATTAGATCAGCGAAAATGGGCTTACCGATCAGCCTATCACAATCACGGGGTCTTACAGCGACAGGAACCAGACTACCACCGCCTTCTGGAAGTGCGTAAACCCAATGCGGATTAGGGGCTCGACGAATCACCCGCATCTTTACCCGTTTGGGAACAGCCAATGGAACGGCCACAGCGAGCCTAATCTTCTCCGCACCCTCATCCGTAAAGAACTTACGTCCTTCCTCCGAGTAGTACTCATTAGGCGACAGTTTCTCGTCACGAAGTTTGGCCAATTGGAACTTCGTGATGTTCAACTCGTCGGATAGGTCTTTGAATGCAACAGGCATACTAATAGGCTCTACCAGCAGGTTTTATGGTTCGTAATGATCGTGGGTCAACAAAATTGGCTCCAGCCACCGCTGCATAACGCAAAACGTCCACAGGGTCTTTCCATGCCTCATCAGTTCCACCCTCTGCGGTGTACTCCTGTAGGGCTTGGATGATGTTCTGGCAGCGGTCTGAGATGTAGAAGTGCGGTCTGTTGACGCTATCCAAGGGAGCCTTCTTGTTGTAGGCCATCTTGGTTTGCAGGGCTTGTAAGCCATCCTCAATGTCAACGCCGGGGGCTGGGAGGAAAACCAACCCCGCATCGCTCAGGTCTTCGATGATGGACGAAGCCCCTGTCTGGGTTTGGTACTTAGCCGCTCCTAGACGCGGGTCGATGAGACGCTCAAAGATGGAGTCTTGGGTTTCGTTCTCCAGACCCATGATGAGGTCAACGTAGTCCCTGATGCCATAACCCAACCCCTTAGCCCCTTCTCCGCTAATCCACTTTCCTCCAGACCACTTGGCCCAATCTCCCACATTCACATCAGGCCACTCGCGATAGACAAACCAAGTGTCCGTCTCATCCACCGCAATCCAGCACATGAACCAGTTCTTGCGACCAGCAGGGTCCAAGATCATGTACTTGGTCTTGCCCTTCAGATCAATCTTCTCATGGGGAACAACATTAACCTCCCTAGAAAAGTTGGGGAACTTCGTACTGACAGACTTCGTGGCTATCCCGTAAGCACGTGTTAGGATTTCGTTCTCTGGTCGTCCTGCAAGGTCTTTGGAGATGCGGTCATAACCACCGAAGGGATTGTCCCTACTGTGGAAGTAGATGATCCCTGCATCCCGATTCCTTGACCGTTGCAGGTAAGGAACCGAACGCCCTGACAACAACTCTGCTGGTTTGCTTCTGAGAGTTTCGGCGGATTGCACATAGTCTCTGACCACCTCTGTGTAGCCGTCGATAGGAGTGAAAGTGACCACCAGCTTGCTATTCCGAGTGGCAAGGCGAAAACGAAGAGTAGCAAGAAGCTCAGGCCCGATGAGGTATTCGTCACACCAAGCCCCAATGTTAAGCCACTTAGGATCGCGGCACCCAAGCTCAGCACCTTCAAGAATAGTGTCATTGTTGAGATATTGAGCATAGGTTTTAAAGATTATCGAGCTTTTGCTGTTAGGAAGAATCAGACTAGACTTACTAAAGCCGTTCTTTCTCGTATAGGACACATTCTCCTCGGTTCCTAGAACCTTCACCCTATACTCCTCAGGCAACGCATCGTATACGGCACTCTGCTGCTGACGGATGGACACATCCGCATTCTGGGCAAAGCACATTATGGTGGACTGAGGATTCTCCACCGCAGCCTTAACCACGGCGTGAGCCGCCCAGCTTGTCTTTCCTGACCGATTGCCCCCACTCACCAGAAGCTCAGAATGTGTACCTAAAAGCTCCTCCGCATCCTTCCAATGGGGAAGCTTCCACCCATACCTATACGGATCGCGTCTGCTATTCGCGATTGCAGAATGGTAGACCTCATGGAGCTTGAGGACATCCTCAGCAGCCATCACAGCCAACTCTTCATCAGTTGGCGGCTTTAGGACTTCGTGCCTTTCCCAGCTAAGACTCATTCCAGTTTCTAGAAAGTGGTATGGATTTGTTAAAAATCCTAGTCCGTCTTTTCAACAGACTTAGTAACTACTTCTAAGCTTCCAGCCTTCAGCTTAGCCCTAGCTTCCTCAATAGCTTTCATGGCATCCTCCAAACTCGGGGCTTGGGCCTTATGCTCCACCACCACCTTGTTCTCCCCCATAGCCGACAAGAACTTGTCGTTAGCTATGCCCCAAGGCAGCGTCAAATCCCTGATGTTAGTCCGCGCCAATTGCTCAGGGTCTTCCGCCAACATCCTCATCTTCTCCTTCTGAAGCAGCCTAAGCCCCTCCGCTATGTCCAGAGCATCCTCCGCCAGCATAGCCCTACGCTCATCCAAAGCCGCCTTATGCCGCGTCTTCAACCGACATATCGTCTCCCACTTCATCCCAGTCTTAGCCCTAATCGTGTTAATGGACTCTCCCTCAGCCAGAAGCTCCAAGGCCTGCGTAGCCAACACAGGGTCCCTCCGCTCAATGTAGTTGCCCACATTGTTAGCCTGCGCCGCTATGCTCAAAGCCAAGTCACTCACCTTCTTCTTCTTGGGCATGGCCTATAACACCAACATTAGCCCAAACAATCAAGAACATTCTTAAAACTTATAGCCTTACACACCAAGGCTTTACAACTCCATTAAAGAATCTGTGTAACTTTTAGCCTCTATCTCCCGTCCTCTAACACAGGTTTATGAGACCCCTTTGTAAATTTTTTTAAAGAGGTTGATGGATCAATCCCAATTTTCCCCCACCCCCCCACCTGTAACCCCCACCCCCCCTACGTAGTAGTGATTACATTAGGTTGTCTAATGAAAGACAAGGCATTAGATGGACTAATTCTCTCGCGAGAGACTGTTTTCCATTAAAGAGACTAATGGGTTCAAACCTACCCTTGCCTTATTCTCCTTTCTTATTATCCCCTTTGCTTGGCATTAGTCTTCCTAATTTGCCCGGAAAAGGCCTTTCCTTTGAGTTTACGGCGATTCGACCGGGAGCCTAGGTCCTAACCCTCGCGGCGTTTTAAATTGCCTCTAATGCGTTTTGGGGAATTTTCCCTAATAGTGGGCATTAGCCTTTCTACTTGCGTTTTTCTAAGCAAAGAAATCTTGACTCTAATTCCTAATTGTCTTTTAATTGCGGCGAAGTTAGGAAACCAAAACAAAGAAAGGCAAAAAAGTGACGCAAGAAAACGTAAAGTGGATTAGTGATCGATTCAATATCCCGGAGGAGTCGATCCTTTGGTATCACTCAGGTTGCTGCTATAGCCGCATAGCAGTGAAAACGAAGCGTGCCGCGAATGCCGCCGCGAAATCCGTCTCCGGGGACACGGTAAACGGCGGTTGGTTCGATGGAATGCCGCTCGGCGCAATCACCAAGATTGCTGCCCAAAACGGGAATCCTGCTTACTTTGAAGTGATGGTGTAAGGCTTCCCCGTTGCCCTTGCCTTGCGCGAGGGCATAGGGGAACCCTTAGGTTCCGAAAACAAAAACCAAAACAAAGGAAAACAGTGAAAACCGAAAACCTAGTTCCTACGTGGGAATCAGTCCTTCCCATTTATCTGATGGCTTACGAAAACGGCGAAAACAAGGGACGTTCCGCCGCTTTAGAAGAGTTGCAACGCATGGCGCGGCTCGCCGACCTTTATCTTGCGGCGAAGAAAGGCGGT